TTTACCTTTCTTCCATCATCAAAACATTACAAAGCTTGAAAGCAGCCACAGCCACATCATCCCTATCTCCAGCCATAAACCGACCAGCATTAAAGAAAATCTTGTCTCTCTGCTCCCTGATAGCCCAAAGCTGCTCAAGTTCCTGCTGATACTCCCAACGAGCCTTAGAAACCTTCTCAGAATCCATAAGTTTCTTAGACACTCTAGGAGTTGTAGAAGAACCTAAACGCTCTTTCTCCAGGTCTAACAAATACATACACCACTCAGGCGAACCCACCTGCATAACTACCCTTTCTAAAGACTCAAACGATAAAGAGTCCTATTCCAATCATTATCAATCAAAAACCAATCACCCTTCATAAAATCATAAACAGGAGTCTGGTCAGGGAACCTAAAACGCTCTAATTTCCAGCCATAAAGCAAAGCCTTATCCCGAAACACAGCGTTAGATTCCATCAAAACATTAGCTTCACTACACAAAGCAATAAGGTTAGACGGAATGTCCAACAACTTAGAACCACCCATACCACGATTTATGCGGTGTTGGGGGACAAGCGTATCATCTATGCGACCACAATGCCAACAACAGATATCACGCTTGACCACCCTAGACCAAACCGCTTTACTAACCATGCCTAAAGGTCAACTCCACCTGTTTAGCGATAACAGCAGTCAAAGTTCCAGCATCCGAAATTTGCTTTATCTTAGCCTTCACACGACTCAACTCAACCTTAGCCATATCTAACTCAAACTTCAGTTCAGCAGTCTTTAGACGAGCAACAGCAGTCCTATCAGCGACAGTTCCCTGAGCTTCAAGAAACGCACTCTGATAAGCCTTCTCATAAACTAAATCCCTATCAGCAACCTTAAACTCGGCATCATACAAAGCATTGATACCCTTTTCACCAGACTGGATAAGTTCATTGAGTTTAGAGATAACTTGGTCGGGACTAACTATTTCCAAGTTGCTTACCCCAATCCTGAATCTTCTCTAACTTGTCGGCAGGTAAACCAGCATCCTGAGCAGACTTGAAAGTTGCTCTCAACCCTTCAAGGTCTTTGTCATAAAACTGTTGACCAGCTTTCTGATACAAAGCTTCCCACTCAGCACGATTTACCTTATCCATCTCACTAGCAGAAGGTCTCTTACCTTTAGGGCTGAACTCACCACCAAGCGCACTAATGGCTCTACCATAAGCAGAAGTGGCACAATTCTCCACAAAACTTGTCTTATTAATATGGCTAGTGCCTAAGCGTTCTTCAGCAAAATCAACAGCCGCAGGTTTTTCGTCAGCTTTATCTAAATAGACTTCAGCCTTCATAACGACCTGAGTGTCAGTTAGCGAAACAATCTCCAAGTTGAGTCTGCCTTCTGGGAACTTAGCCCAGAACAAGTCAATTCTCTCTTGAACCGTCTGATATTGTGAAAGGTCAAAGCCCATTAGACAACACCCAACTCAACATCATCACGCAAAATAATCCAAGTATCAATACCAGCAACCTGGATAGCGATAGTATCTGTAGTCCACTCCTGAATACCAGTAATAGGACCATCAATAACGGTGTTCACCTTATCTTTATTAGAGATGTTTAGTGTCACCAATTGACCAACGCTCAAATTTGAGCCTTTAACATTTGACATTATTTACCTAACCTTTCTTTGAAATTGTCAAATACGGTGTTCCACCCGAACGAGCAGAACGAGTAGTCAAAACCTTGCCATCAACAAGACCATACTTTGCCTTACCCATAAAGTCAAGAATTATGCTCTTTATTTTGTTCAGTTCTTCCTGAGCATTTTCAAAATGAAGTTGTCTCAACTGCAAACTAATACCTAGCTGCCCCAACTCAACTTCATCATCAACAATGTCAGGATGCATAGCACGAACAGTCTGATAAGTAGATTCACTACCATCCCAATTAGGGGCAAAATCACACTTTACGCCATCCCAAAAGTCCTGCACACGAGCAACCATAGTTTTAGAAAACTCTTCATCATAATCCAAATCATAAGTTTCCAAATTATTGCCCTGAAACAACACAACAAGTTTGCACCACTTCAAACCAAGCAAATGCATATACCATTGACATTGAGCAACATACTGTGGTGGCACAACATCCCACCTATAGCCAGCAGTCTTAATCTCCAACAAGCCATAATCATCCCCACGCTTCAAAATACCATCAGGGTTAGCGTGACGGTAATCATCAGCCCAAGTGCCAGTCTCAAAGATTTCAAAGTCAGGGTTCTGTTTAGCCCACTCATCACGAATAACAGGCTCCAACACAGTTCCCCAATACATCTTCTCATTCTGCTCAAAAGACTCAGGTATCTTTCCAGATAACTTAGCCCACAAAGTATAGGCAGACTCCCATTGGTTCAAACCAAGAACAGTTCCAACCTGAGACCCACCAATACCCTTACTGCGAAGCTCATGCCACTCAGGACTCTGATTCTCAAAGTCCCCGATAAGCACAGCCTTACCAAACAACGGATGTTTTAATTTAGACATAATCCCTTTCCTTTACTTTTCGTAGATTTGTCAGTATGGTTAGTGTATGCGAAACCACCGACAAACACAAACAAATCAGCAAAAATTATTTGAACTTCACGAAATCGTTATAAAAGAAGGGCAAGTTCCCTGCCAAAACGCCCCAGACCTGTTCTTCCCAGAACACAAAAACCAGACAGTCGCAGCCGAAGAAACCAGATATGCCAAAAGCCTATGCGCCGACTGCCCAATAATAGACCAATGTCGGATGTATGCGATAGAAACAGAAGAACCCTATGGTATTTGGGGTGGTCTAACAGCCGAAGAAAGACGACAGTTCAAACGAGCTATTTCTTCTCGGCGGCTTCCTTTGCCTTTTCAATAGCATCCCTAGCACCACGAGCAACATCATCTCTAGTTGCCTTACCAGTAGTGGCAATAGCGTAGCCAAGAACCGAAATAACACCCAACATTAGTGTTCCCCAAGCAACTAAAACACCAACAAGCCAGTTACCTGTTACAGCAGCACCCACACCCATAGAGCCACCCAAAATGTAAAGAAAAATACCGAAACCACGCCAACTCAGGGCAGCGACAACAGACAAAACTTCTTTCAAACGAGCCTTCATTATGCCCCCTTATTAGCGAGAATGTGCTTCAGCGGGTCAACTAAATCTTCATAAGCAGCTAAATGAATGTTCGGGTTGCTGAAAGACTTATTAGCCTTACCGATAGACAAATGTAGATGTGCTCCAGTAGAAGCTGAACCGCTCTTAGATTTAGCCCCACCGCCAACCTTACCTAAAACAGTCTTACCGCCAACAACCTTATCGCCCTTCTTCAAAGTAGACTCTTCCGCCAAATGAGCGTAAAGCACCCACATACCATCCTTAGTGGAATGAATAATAATCCAACCCAAAACATCAGTCCAAGCGTTCACAAACACAGTCCCATCAGTAATCGCCTTGATAGGTGAAAACTCTTTAGGAGACCAGTCCTGACCCCTATGTGGCCTACCATTACGGTAAGGGGCAAGATTACCGAACTCGTCATTACGAGTCTTAGGGTCAAAAGGTTCAAAATAAACAGCAGACATACTATTCCTTCGGGTTGCGTAAGCGGAAAGTGAAAATCCACACCGCTAGTGATACCAGAATACACCAGCCAACAACACTCTTCGCAGAGCCTTCAAGAACTATCCAGGCAACAAACATACCTAGCAAAGTCCACAACTGGCCAATAATGTCATTCAAAAAATTCTTCACTACAATCTCCTAACACTTGATGCTGAAACAGAGAAGCCGACAGCCGCAGTCGCTACCTGAGTAACAATTACAGCTGCAACAACAGTTTGCTCAGCCTTTTCTCTTACCTTCGGTGACATATCTGCACCAAAATTACCTAACGCATTTAAAGCATTAGTCAAACCAACAACAGTCGCACCCAACACAGGTATCTCAGCGATTTCTTCAGACACCACAATATCGTCAGCCTGAGCAACCACCATCAACTGTTCCAACGCCAAATCGTATTCTTCAGAACCAGGCACAGCAGTTTCCAAAGTCTCATAGGCATCTTCAGTCAAAACCTGCAAATCGCTGTCAGAAAGCGTTTGTGGGTCAATAGAAGCCAAATCCACATCAGTTATAGAAGGCTCAGGTATAACCACAGGTTCAGGCTCCACAACAGGTGGAAGCACAACAGGCGGCTCAACCACAGGCGGTTCCACGACAGGTGGCTCCACTATTGGCGGTTCAACTATCGGTGGCTCAACAATCGGCGGTTCAACTATCGGTGGCTCAACAATCGGCGGCTCAACCACAGGGGGTTCAACAACTGGCGGTTCAACCACAGGCGGCTCCACAACAGGCGGCTCAACAGCATCCCTAGAAAACGCTGAATCAGGAACAACACCCCAACCAGCATCCCCCAAAGTCGCATACAAAACATTACAAGCCCCACCACCATACTCATACCACCAAGCATCAAATCTCTGGCTAACACCAGCTTCAAACTGATGAACCCCAACCGAACCAGAACAACCCTTCAACCACCAGTTATCAATAACAGTCTGCTCACCAATAGACATAAAAAATCCATCATCAGCAATAGATTGAAAATAAACTTCACCAGAAAAATCCAAAGTAATGTAACCGTAATAGTGAATCAACACAAAATCTGACTGACAGCCAGCAACCACATCACCACCCCAGTCATGGTTCAAATTAGAAACAGAAGTCCAAACAGTCTCAGAAGCGCAAAGCGTATAAGCCTGCCTATCAGGTAGAGCTGACGAGTCAAATGTATAGACATCCACACCTAAACCCTGTAAAGGTTCTGCCTGTGCAGTAGGTGAAAAGGTCAGAATCGGTGCAAATGCCAAAAACAAAACAAACAAAAGCCTTGTAAGTTTCGGCATAATACCTTTCTATTGAATCAATTTAATTAGAAAACCAACTATCGCAGAAGTAATAACAGCAGACAAAACACCAGTAACCCAAGCGGACTGCCAGCGAGCCTTCTCTAACTCACGAATACGAGCTTCATGGTCAATAACCATGTCAGCGTGGCTAGAAACATCACGCTTAATAACAGCAAGGTCAGTTTTAATTTCAGCCATGTCGTTAACTATCTTTTGTAGAAGTTCACTATTATTAGGGCGCTTAGTTTCAGACATTAGCCAGCCGCAGTTCCAGCAGTCATTTGAATAGCAGTCCAATAAACAGTTCTACCATTAGCAGCAACAAAGTTGTTGAAAGGAGAAGCGGCATCTTGAGAAGCCCAAACAAAACCATTGAAACCAGTAGAA